TCTGCCACACGTTTGAGAATGCAAACGAAGTTACTTCTGTTTACATGACCACGGCAATTCTGCCGGTGCGCTACGAGATCACCAACACCGCAGCAACGGCAAGCGCTTCGTCCATGAAGCAGATTTGTGCCTCCGTAGTTTCTGAAGGCGGCTATGAGCAGACATCCATTGAGCACGTAGCGCGTAGAACTGCAACGCTGACCGGGATCAGTACGACCTTTGTGCCTTTGGTTTCCATCCGGCTTGCTTCTACGGCGTTAAACGCCGTGGTGCTGCCTGCCAAATTTAACGTGATGCCAACCTCAACGGGGGATGACTTTGAGGTAGTTCTGGCTAAGAACTGTACCGGGCTGACATCGGCCTCTTGGGCTGCGGTAGCAAGTGATGCAAATGTGGAGATGGATACTTCTGCCACTGCTATGACGCTGGGCACCATCGTGGATATCCAGTACGTAAAGTCCACCAATCAGTCCAGCGGGACGATCAACCAGACTGCCGGGTACAACTGGGATCTTCAGTTGGGGTCGTCCTTGACGGGGACGAGCGATATCTATACGCTGGGCATCCGGGTGCTGTCAGGCTCCTCTGGTGCGGCCATCGGGTCTTTGACCTTCTACGATTTGACGCAATGATCCCACGCCTTCAAACCGAGTACGAAGTAGAAGACGCAGCGGACGAAGACGAACTGCGTCGGATTGTGCGCGGCGCTGCGCCTGCGCCTAGCCCCGCTCCGGCTCCGGCCCCTGCTGCCTCCACCACAGACTGGATGTCAAACACCCCCACGGGTTGGGGCGGGTTTACTGGCGAGGAAAAGATACAGTATTTCAACCAACATGGGATAACGCCTGAGCAACTAGCGCCTTACGCCACCCCTGAAGAGATCCAGTATTTCTATGACCACATGGGGTACACGGTAGGGAAGCCTACTACTGCCCCTGCTCCAACTGTTGCTCCTGCTCCTCCTTTAACGCCATTTGACGTTTTTAAGCAGGATCTGTTTACAACAGAAATGTTGCCAACTGGAGCATCTCCGGAAACTGGAGCAGATCAGTTTCAGGCTGGCGCAAGAAGTTACCAACTAGGAAATCAAACCGTTGTCCCTGACGATCAAGGTGGCTACGTTGTTAACACGCCGACTGCGCAGGATGGCATTTACAAAGCCGAACGCTTTGATGCTTCTGGAAAGAAAATTGGCGAGTTCATCAATGACGCTCGCAATACGGACCTGCAAGATTTAGCTCAGTTAGCCACATTTGCCCTTGGCGTTGGCCCATTAGGTGGGATGCTCGGCAGCACTGTTGCTGGAGCACTAGGTATACCTGTAGCCACTGCAACATCAGCAGGGCTGACTGCCGCCCAACTAGCGGCGCTTGGAACTACAGTTGGCAGCGCAGGACTTGGTATCCTGCAGGGCCAAGACCCACTGGATGTCCTTCAAAACGCAATCAGGGCAGGTGCTACAGCGTTCCTGCCCAGCCAAGTCTCGTCTTTCATCCCATCGACAGGCACAGCAGCGCTTGATGCTGCGCTTAAGACTGCCACTGAAGCAGGTGTACGTACTGCTGTAAACGGCGGGGATGTTGAGAGCGCAGTTATTGGTTCGTTGGTTAACAGCGGTGTCGGAGCTGCTACGGGGGCGACAGGACTCCCACCAGAACTTGTTAACGCGGCAATTAATGTTGCCAAGTCTGGCGGCGATCCGCAGAAAATATTTAACGCGGTAGTTAGCGCTGGCCCTGCAATTCAAGGTCTTCAGAACTACTACAGCAAGACAGACACAGGTGACGAAACTGCCCGCCTTACGGCCCGGTATGGTACTGCATTTGATAATTTTAATTCATATCTAAAACAAGTAGCTGCAAACGCAGAGCCGTTTGAACCAACGCAATTTGCATCCCCAGAACAAGCAAGTATCTTTGACAATTTTGTAGAACAGTTTGCAAATGGGGCCGGAAGAGCGCCTGACGCTGACGAAACTACGTTGTTATTGGCACTAGCCAACCCTGATTTAGCCAACAAGTTAAATACAACAGTTACAGATACTGGCACATCTGCATTACATGAACTATTAAATAAAAAACCGCAAGCAGCATCATTGCTACAAACAATACTAGAAAGAACCCCAGGACAGGGTGATTTATTAGAGTTGTTAAAAAAACCAGTTCAATCTGGTGTGGCACAAACACCAGCATTGCCGCAGGCGGCAATGACAGCAAGAGATTTATTTAGGGGTGCCGGAAGTGAATACACCAATGTTTACCCTGGTGCTTTATTAACTTCAGGTACTGGTGGTCAAGGATGGTTTGCGGGTCCAGGAGCAGCTACGTTTGCGTCAGAAATGATGGGTCTAATGTCAGATCCAACCCTGACAGCAGAAGAGCGCGCATTTTTTACTGACCAGCTACGCCAAGCAGCGATGAAACCGGAGCTTGTCAATCAAGTACCGGGGTTGGCAACGTATAACCCATACATTTCGGATACGTCTAGGACACGAGAAGGTACATCTGCTACAAGCGCAGGCGGGGGGAAAGATGGCGGAGGTAAAGATAATACTGGTAGCGACGGGGGTGTAACCACACTGCCACCTTTTGTTACCGCTGGCACAAGAATTGCAAACCCTGCTGCCATTGATGCATTAATTGACGTTATTGGGGGAAGCTCTGTAGATCCTATTACCGGGTCTGTAATCCCAGATGGCGGGAATCAATTAGATACAGCCACAATAGTTGGGCAAGATGAAGATGGAAACCCTATAACCACAGGTGATATTTTGGGGGGTTCCGCGTCTATACCTACGTCAAGCATTAGGACTGCCGAAAATGTAACAACCCCCGATTTTGATTTGGACACAAGCCAAATAATTAACGACTACGTAAACGACATTTTGGGTGGGCAAGCTGTTTCAGATATTCCTTCAGTTACTCCCTCAGGTACGCCAGCGTTAGATGCTTACGAAGTGTTGTGGACTAATCCAGTCACCGGGGAAAATGTAACAAAAGAAGACCTTGGAGTAACTGCTACGGTAAGCCCCTCAGTCACGCCATCGGTTGCCCCTGCCGCTGCACCCGCCACGGGGACAATTTTGTCAACGGACCCCACGCAGGGCACGGCGCTGGTGGTTGATCCCAGCGGGAACACCAAAGTTGTTGATGTCTCACCCGACTCCAAGCCCGGAGATACCGTAAATATTGGCGCTGCACCAACGCCTGCACCAACGCCTGCGGCTCCTGCTCCTGCTCCCGCGTTGAATCTTTCCACGCCGATTGCCACTGATCCCGCAACTGGCGAAGTGCTTACGCTTGGCGATGTACTGCCTTCTCCGCCCCCTGCTCCAAGCCCCGCACCAAGCCCCGCACCAAGCCCTGCTCCTGCTACAACAACGGCATTGGTAACTGCGCCAGCACCTGCTCCGGCACCTAGCCCCGCTCCAAGTCCTGCTCCAAGCCCTGCTCCGGCACCCGCAGTTGACCTTACAACTCCTGTCGCAGTAGATCCAATAACAGGCGAGACGCTGACACTTGCGGATGTAACGCCTTCGACGCCAGCTCCGGCACCCGCAGAAGTAAAGACTGAAGTTGCTGCGCCAAGTCCTGCTCCTGCCGAAGCTCCCGCTCCTAGTCCAGCACCAGCGCCCTCAGAAGCACCTGCGCCCGCTCCAGCCCCCGCTAAAGTTACCGCTCCTGCTGAGGCACCGGCTCCAAGTCCTGCTTCAACGGAAGCGCCTGCACCAGCGCCGAGTACAACTGAGACCAAGACGGAAGCCCCGGCACCTGCCGCGCCATCTCCCGCGCCTGCCCCAACGACGACTGAAACCAAAACAGAAGCACCCGCTCCAGCCCCCACAACCACGGAAACCAAAACGGAAGCGCCGGCTCCCGCCCCGGCAACTACGGAAACTAGGACTGAGGCACCTGCGCCTGCTCCGAGCACAACGGAAACAAAGACCGAGGCACCTGCTCCGGCACCTACGACCACTGAAATTAAGACTGAGGCACCCGCTCCTGCTCCGACGACAACTGAGACTAAAACAGAGGCTCCTGCACCTGCCCCAAGCACAACGGAAACTAAGACCGAAGCACCTGCTCCGGCACCTAGTCCTGCACCGGCTCCTGCAGAAGTAACTACCGCAGCGCCGGCTCCTGCACCAGCACCCGCGCCAACAACTCAAGCTCCTACACCTGCGCCTCCTCCGGCTCAACCGCCTGCACAACCTCCAGCGCAGCCACCGTCTCAGCCCCCCGCACAACCTCCCGCGACCACACCCCCTGGAGAGGACGTTCTGCCGCCTGTGACAGAGGAAGAGTTGCGCGAGATTGTTTCCGGGCCTCCACCGGCACCGCCTGCGCCAACACCTGCGCCCCCAGCACCAACGCCTGCGCCTCCCGCACCTACGCCGGCACCTCCTGCGCCGACAGTTAAACCTCCAGCGGTTAAACCAACTAGCCCTGCGCCGTCTCCTGCGGCACAATTGGCTATGCCTAAGATGACGCCAGAGTTGGCTAACTTCATTCAAGAACTGATGCAGACGGACGAAGCAGATCTGCTCCAGTTGACCACCGCGCTCAAAGCAGAGCGTGAAGAAAAACGTGAAGGCTTGCGTGGCAAGCTGAAATCTAGAAAGGCTTGATCATGTCTGACGAGTTGGACCGCCTGGGTGAAGTTACTGGCCCCGCAACAATGACAGGGACCGAATATCAAGATTATTTGTCGGCGGCCCCAAACCTTTCTGGCCTCACCAGCCTGCTAACTCCGTTCAAAGGCATCTTTGACCGCTTGAAGTCTGGCAACACCACGGCCAATGATGTAAACGCGGCGCTAGGTGTACTTGGTTTGATCATGCCCAGTCTGAACAGACCTCAGACCGCCGGGTGGAAAGGCTCCATCGACATGAACAAGCAGTTCACCCGAACGCCGATTGCTCAGCCGGAGTACAAACCGTACGCTCAGAGTGCTTCGCCTGTGATGGGGCGACAGTTCTTTACTTCCTCGTATAGCGCTGCCCCCGCTGCGCCTCCTGCTGCCGGTGGTGCGTTGCCTCCACCCGCTACGCCTCCTGCTACAAATCCTGATCTGGACAGTCCATCTTCTACTGGCGGTAAGGCCAAAGGTGGTATTGCATCGCTGCGTAAATTTGAAGGTGGCGGCGATGTTGGCCAACCAAAGGCAGGCCCTCAGTTCTATGACTACCACGTTGGCGCAAACGCCAGAATGGTGGATGTGCCCGGTATTGAAAAGCCGGTGCTGATGTTCTTTGACATTCCTAACAACCGAGTTGTTGTCAGCGACGAAGGGTACTGGAACCCCAACGCTCCAATTGGGGAAGACCTAAACAAAGCCGTTGCTTGGGCGCGTGATCAAGGACTCCAGGCGGGCGTGGTTGTGTCGCCATATTCTTGGGATGCGTTTGGTAAAGACGCAATTGGCGAAGACCTTGAGTCCGGCTCCGCGCATCCTCGCTCCATGCCCGGTGCATCCTTTGACCAGTTGAAGGATTACATGAACGCTGCGGATTTTGTTGTGACTGATCCATATGTTGTCAGCGCACAAACCGCTACGCCGGGAGTTCAAGAGAAACTGATCCAGATCACCGGTATGATCGGTGATCATGCGCAGGAAACTAATAAGCCCGCATGGCTGGTGCTTGGTGGATCAACCGCTCCTGAGGGCACCGATCCAAACCTGATTTACAACTACACAGACAATTTGCTTGCCAATACGGCGAACAAGTTTAATCAAGTGTCTGTGTTTGAAGGGACGCGAGATCTACAGCCGGGAGCATATTTGCCAACGTGGGATTATTTGCAAGCGTCAAATGTTCTTGCAAAACACGGCATTCAACCAACAGGCACTTACGGACAGGCGTATGAAAACCAAACCTCAGTTCCTGCTACGCCCTATGTTGGGTATGACGTAGGCAGCATAAAAGTTGGATCAGTGCAGGACTTTTTGCAAGGTGCAGGAACATCATCACAAGCGCATTTCCAGCCTGGAGTGCATCTTGGTAACACGCCTGTTAATCAACCCGCCGCTCTCACTGGTCTTGCAGGGTCGCTTCCTTCCGGGTGGTCGGGCTACGATGCCGGCCAAAAGATTGATTGGTACAACCAAAACCAAGTGACGCCTGATCAGTTGCTCGGTGCTGGAGTGCAGCAAGATGAGCTTGATTGGATGGGCACACAAGGCTATCTTGGCGGCCAGCAGCAACCTTCGCAACCAATAGCGCAACCTGCGCAACCTATGGCTCAGCCTATGGCTCAGCAAACTGCTGCGCAACCGGCATCTCAACCACAGACCCCTCAAACTCCGCAGCGATTCCCCATGCCTAATTTTCAACTTGGACAAGGGGAAGAAGTTGAAGCCGCCCAAGGTGGCCTGATGGGTCTTGCCCGAGGTGGCAAGTTGCCACCTAGGTATCTCCGAGGCCAAACTGATGGCATGGCAGACAAGATCCCGAGTAACATCGACGGTGTGCAGCCTGCCAAATTGAGCCACGGTGAGTTCGTGATTCCCGCTGATGTGGTCTCACATCTGGGTAATGGCAACTCTGATGCTGGCGCAAAGGTTCTCTACGGCATGATGGATCGTGTGCGTAAAGCTCGGACAGGGACCAAGAAGCAAGGCCGTCAGATCAACCCGGAAAAATTTACACCGGGCGGCATCGCTGGTTACGCTGGTGGTGGCGCGGTTGCTTTCAATGCTGGTGGTGCTGCCCCCGCACCGCCTACGGCCCCGCTTGGAACTTCCACTGAGACCAACATCTCTTCATGGGCAGGCCCGTATGTGGGTGACATGCTCAGTAAGACATCTGCTCTTACTAACACACCGTATCAAGCCTACCAAGGACCGATGGTCGCCGGGACGGCTCCTCTGCAAAGCAAGGTGTTCAGCGGCCTAGAAGGTTTGAACTTCCCCGGCCAACTGGGGCAGTCGTTCTCAGCACAAGGTGCTTATCAACTTCCAAGCATGACTCCGGGTGGTATGACCGGGCAAGCAACTGGTCCGACCGGGGTTGCCTCTCAGTACATGAATCCGTACCTGAGTGCAGTGCTGACCCCTCAACTGGATGAACTGCGTCGGCAAAGCCAGATCACGCAGATGGGGACGGCTGGAAAACTGGCTCAGGCTGGTGCGTTTGGCGGATCCCGTCAAGCCATCATGGATGCTGAGACGCAACGTAATCTTCTGCAGGAGCAGAACAAAGCTATCGGTACTGGGTATGCAAACGCCTATGACCGGGCGATGGGGCAGTTCAATGTGGAGCAAGGCCAAGCCAAGACCCTTGCTGACATGATGGCCGGAGCGGGTCAGCAGCAGCGTGGCATTGAGCAAGAAGGTATCACTGCTCTTCAAAGGCAGTACGAGACGGAGTTGCTTGATCCATACACCAAGCTGCGGTTCCAGAAGGAAATGCTTCAGGGTCTGCCTGTTGCAACGGCTGCGACGACGGCGAATACGAGTCAGTTGGGTGAAGTTAGGGGTGGTTTGTCAGACTTGGTAAAGAGTCTTGAGGCACTGGGCCTGAAGGGTTGAAATATGTACGCACAACAATCTAGAACCGGGGTACCAGAACTTGATGCTGTTCTTGCAACAGCACAGATGGTCACACCCGAACAGACGCCCACTGTTGCTGCACAAGTAGCTCAGGCCGCGCAACAGAAATTATCCCCTCCAACAACACCCCCCGGCATCGGTGCTCTGATGCCCGGTGTTAGGCAGCAAGCCGTAAACGCGGCGCAGGCTGCGCAGCCCGTAACACAGGCTCAAATGCAACAAGCACTGCAACAAAGCCAAATGGCGCAGCAAAGCCAAGGCGTGGCTGGGTTGCCTGCTGACAACATGCGCACGTTCACTGCGGCGCAGGGTGGTGTTGTTGGTTATGCGGGGAAAGAAGGGTCATATGTTGATCCGCAGTTCCCTTCTGTGTACGAAAATTACGTTGAGCCGACACGCGAAGCAAGGACAGGCCGAGAAGAAGATGAGTTGTTTGGGCCGATGAAGTCTGAAAGACAACGGGTAATTGAAGCCGTGGCTGAAGAACTTTTGGGGCCAATGACAAAGGAGAGACTGGCTGCTGCTCCTCAGAGGCAAACGCAGCAAAGAAGCGAAGCGACTCCTGCGCCCCGTCCGCCAGCACCTCGCCCACCGGCACCTCGTCCTCCCGCTCCACCAGCGGCACCGTCAGCGCCTCAAGGAGGCATTGCACAGCTTGCTGCACGCCCAACATATGACACGGCGGGTATCGCCGTTGCTGGTGCGCCTTACATGACAGCAGGAGAAGGTGATGTCAACCGACTTCGTGAAGCAGAAGGTAAACGTGCTGAGTTTGAAAAGACACTGCCTGACCTGAGTGCCAAAGGGATCGAAGCGCTACGTCAACGTATGGCAGATGTTGAATCGGCGGAAGCGTCAAGAAAAGAAAGTCTTGGGTTAGACCGTGTAATCCAACAACTTTTGGGCGGGATGCAAGGTGCTGGCGGCGCGGCGCGTGCAGACATTCAGTTTATGAATGCTCAAAAAGCCGCAGCGGATGCCTTTAGTCAAGCAAGACTTGAAAATCAACGGGCACAACTACTGCTTGAAAAGGCCCAACAAGAGCGGCAACTTGGTAGGCTCGACCGTGCGATTGCTCTTGAGAAGGAAGCCTCCGCTCTCATGGAGAAGGCCCGTGACAACGCACTCAAGGCGCAGGAAATTCGACAAAGAAGCGCAGGGGCTCAGTATGAAGGTGCGGTGAAATTGCGCGGCCAAGACATCACGGCACAGACCGCTGCGGAAGACCGTGCGAATGCTTTGAAGATTGCAAATATCCGTAATACAGCAGGGGAAGCGAAAGGTGCTCTCACTCCTCGGGATATCGCTCGACTCCGTGCACAAGCTGAAAAAGATGTGGACGCACAACTGGGGAAAGATCCCAGGTACGTATCGATGAAAGTGCGTGACCCCGCCAACGCGGAAACGTACAGGACTAGAATGATCGACGAGCGGTTGAAGCGGGTGCTGGCTGAAGAAGGGTATGGTGCCGCTGCTTCCGCACCCCCACCTGCTGCAGGGGTTTCTCCCGAACTTCTTAGCCAGTTCAAAGTTCGTCCTGTAGGACAGTAATATGGCCTTGTATCGCGTCACTGCCCCCAACGGAAAAGATTACGAAATTGAGGGTCCAGCGGGGGCCAGCAACGCGCTGGTTGTTCAGGCACTACTTGCTCAGTACCCAGACGCAGCGAAGAAACCGCCTGAAACCACTGTCCTCGGTCAAGTCAAAGAAGGCTTCAAGGGGCTGGTGCCCGGTGCAGTAGGTCTTGTTGAAAGCGCGGCTGTGGGTGCCTCTGCGCTCCTGCCAGAACAGTACGAAAAAGCCGCTCGGGAGAAGATTGCCAGCATCGCTGGCGTAGCCAAGGCCCCGTTCGCTGCTTCCGCAGGATACGAAGACACTGTTGGGCGTAAGCTGGGCGAAGCCATTGGCTCAACGGTGCCGTTCTTGGCTGCTGGCCCCCTGGGTCTTGCGGGGCGCATCGGCGCAGTCGGTCTTGGTGTCGGAGCCGGTGCTGGGGAAGCACGCGGGCGTGCCGAGCAAGGAGGTGCCACTGCTGAACAACGCAGCACAGCCACGGCGCTGGGCATCATCCCTGGAGCGATGGAGGTCTTCGCTCCCTTCCGCATCTTGTCGCGCATTCCTGACGCTGCCACGGCTCAGGGCGTCCAGTTGGTCAAGCGGGCGCTTGTCGCTGGTGGGGAAGAAGCAGCACAGGAAGCTGCATCAGGCTTCGCTCAGAACCTGATCGCCAAGGGTGTCTACAAGCCCGAGCAGGAACTCATTGAGGGTCTGGGTGAGCAGGCCGCTTACGGCGGTGCCACTGGTGCCATCGTGCAGGGGTTGATGGACCTTGCGTTGGGTCGTCGCGCACGTGCTGCGCAGCCTGCTCCGGGTACTCTGCCCGGTGAAACACCAATTGAGCGTGCCGAACGCCTTGCGGCTGAAGTGGCAGCGGCCAAAGCCGCACAACAACCCCCAGCACCTCCGGTGCCTGCACCGGCACCTGAACCCCCAGCACCGCCGCCCGTGGTGGAAACACCAGCGCCACCGCCCATCGAGGAGCCCAAGGTTAGAAAGCCCGGTGAGCCGCCCGCTGGCGGTATGCAGCCTGCTGAGATCGAAGGGCTTGGCATCTCAAAGAAGCAGCCGATCTACCGGCGCATGCTGGGCAAGGACCTTGAGAACCCCGAGCAGCGTACAGAGGTGCTTGCTGACATCGAGAACTACCTGACCAAGGGTCTGGGTAGCGAAGAGTCACGCGCCAAGCTGACGGAGTTCAAGGCCAAGTTTGCTCCGCCCCCGGTAATTGAAACCCCTGCTGTGCCCCCGGCAGAGGCTCCGGTGGGCGGAGCGCCCGTTGTTGAACCTACACCACCTGCACCCCCAGTATCGGAGACACCCAGTGTCGCAACTACACCAACTGAACCAGAAGCAGGTGGAGCAGGCGCTCCAGTGGCTGGCGGACCCGCTGCCGTCGCCGCCCCCGAAGGGGCTGGAGCCGTTGAACCAACTGGAGTGGTTCCTCCTGTCGCGGATGCTGGACAGCCTGCTAGAAGAGAAGAAGCAAAGCCCGCTGCAGTAACCCCGGCACCGGCACCCAAGCCCGCACCCGTCACTCCTGAATATACCCAGGAAGACATCGACCGGGCAGTGGATACCGGACTCCTGACCGAGGAGCAAGCCGAGGTGTACCGCGCAGAACTGCGCGACGAAGGTCCACCCACTGCAATGGGCACTGCGTTCCAAAAGCAGGTGGATCAGATCAAGGCGCAGATGGATGCGCTGCGCCGTAACGGTAAGGCTCCGGCCAAGAAGTCACCCGCCCGTGCCAAGTACGATGAATTGCAAGCGCAGCTTGATGCGTTGGCACCCAAGGAAGAGGGTGATCTTGTAGATCGTCTGGAGAAGATGGAGGCTTCTGGTGTAGTGGGTACCCGTGGGGAAAGGCCCATCATCGACCTCGACGCTGTACGGGAGAACCTGATCAAGGCCCGCGCCGCGCCCAAGATATACGAGGCGATCCTGAACTACATCGGCGTGGATGCCGATGGCAACTTCCTGCCGAGCACCTACTCACGCGAAGATGCTGCTGAGATGGCGGGCCTTGCGCGAAGCACTGGAGCCAACGTGACCCGCGCCGCACAGGCGATGGGTATAACTGCCGATGTGGTGAGTCGGTTCCATGCTGGGCAGACGGACATCATCGTCCGTGGCAAGAACGTCTCTGAGGCAGGGACGGGGGCCACCGACCTGCAGCCCACTCGTGGTGTGCTGTACGAAGCGCCGAAGAAGAACCAGCCCGGAAAAGCAGCCGGGTTCCTGCGCGGTGCACTGACTTCTGACGGGAAGCTGGACTTCACAGGGCTCGACAACAAGCAGATTGCTGAGATCTACGCCCGTGCGTCGAACTACGACCCAAAGCGTGGCGGCAACCTAGAGGTCATCAAGAAGCTCAACGCTGAGATTGCTACTCGTACCAAGACAGACCGTAGGGGGATGCAGTCGGCACTCGACCGCGCCTATCGTGTGGTCCGTACTGAGGAAGAGGCTGCTGCGGAGCAGACTGAGACCGACCGCGTTGCTGAAGAGGGTGTTGAGGCAGAAGAAGTCGAAACAGAGGACAAGACGCGTCGGTTGAGCGATGAAGAGGCAGACGAGTCCCAATACCAACTTCGTCAGAAGCCCACGACTGGGATGACTAAGGAGCGGGTAGAGAAGGTAGTTGCTCAGGTCACTGAGGGTTGGACCAACCTACCACCTATCGAGGTGGTGCAGTCAGAAACCGACCTCCCTGCGAATATCCAAGAGCAGATAAAACGCGATAAAGTTTCGGGGCAGGTTCCGGGGCTGTACAACAACGGCAAAGTCTGGTTAATTGCGGACAACAACGCCGCGCCTGTAGAAATCTTCGACACCATCGCGCATGAAGTCACTGGGCACTACGGCCTACGTGGTGTGCTCGGAGATAAGTACAGCGAAACGATGGGTAGGATCTACACCAGCGATGCTGAGATTCGGATGAAGGCTGTTGAGAAAATGCAGCGTCAGCCGAAGTTGACCCGTGATGTGGCAGTGGAGGAAGTTCTTGCAGATATGCAGGAGAAGGACCGTTCGCGCCCGCTCTATAAGCGTATCGTTGGCGTCATCCGCACCGCGCTTCAAAAGATCTTTAAGGGTTCACATTACTTCAGTCGTGATCAAGTCGAAGATCTCCTACGACAATCACGCATTTGGGTAAAGCGTGGGAAGAAAGCAGAAGGCAAAACGGCAGCGACAACCGACGAAGCGCAATACCGCATCACCGCTCAAACCGAAGCTGCTGTCCAAGGTGTCGATGTCATCGGGGATAAGGAGCGCCAGACGCTCACCCAGCGCATCAAGACCGATCTGTCCAACAACCCTGCCCTCAAGGCACGGGTCAAGCTCACGGACTCTCTGGCTGCGCTGGAGGACTTCTTCGTCAACGCCTACGGCGGTGCGACCCGCACTACGAAGACCGGCAGGCTGAACCCGATGGTGCTCATCTCTCGGGCGCTCGACGCAACCCGCGTCAGCAAGGCGGCGCAGGAGCAAGGCGGGCTGGGCTTCGACACTGGGCTCATCGTTGCCACAGAACTGAAGAACGCCGATGGGCAGAACATCAGCTACCAGGGCGTCATGGGGCGCATCGCTGAAGCTGCCAAGCAACAAGGCGAGACCTACGAGCAGTTCCGCACCAAGGTAGACACCGTGCTCTACGGGCACCGGGAATACAACCTGCGGGAGAAGAACAAGACCCTGCCCCCTGATGAGCAGGTCGAGCTGCTGCTGGACGACAAGCAGATCGACGCACTGGAAGCTGCGTTCCAGAAGGACGACTTCATCAAGGGTGTCTCGTCTGACCTCGACACGATCCGTTTCAACCTGCTGGACACACTTGTGCAGGCGAAGCGCATTTCTGAAGAGCAGGCCAAGGACTACAAGGACGCCATCGGCTACATCCCCTTTGAGCGTATTGGAGAGTACGAAAACGCCTGGGCCAATGCGACCCGTGGTGCCAACCGTGGCGTAGCTGCACTGAAGAACATCCGCAAGCTGGAAGGCAGCGAAGAGCGCAAGACCACATCCGTCACCGAGAACTTCTCCAAGCTCATGGATTGGGGAACGAAGGAGGCGATGAAGAACGATGCGGCTCTACGTGCGCTGAAGGACATGGTGCTGATGGGCGCTGCGTTCAAGCGCCCCAACAAGCCGAAGACTGACTCTCCCGGTGACATGATCACCGTGTTCGACGACGGCAAGCCCGTTTCGTTCTACGTGCCTGACCCGGCGCATGTGGTGGCGTTCAGCATCGCTGACCCGCAACTGTCCAACGTACTCAAGGCATTCCAGCGGGGTTCGCAGGTGCTGCGTGCGGGTGTGACTTCCCTGCCACCGTTCGCTATCAAGCAGGTCTTCGACGACATCGTCCGCGCCTACACCTACGCAGGGGTGAAGAACAACGCCGCGCTTGTCAAGAGCGTGATGCTCAACTTCCCCAAGAACTGGGTCAACGAGATCTTCAAGCGCAAGCCCAAGGACATCAAAGCGCTGGAAGGGCTTGGCATTGTCGGCACGTTCGACTTCACACAGCAAGGCAACCTGAAGAACATCCTTGAGGAAGCCGGGGCGAAGAAGGAGAGCTTGGGCTCCTCGATCATGCGCGTGATGGAAGCTGGTGCCAAGGCATCAGACCTTGCGGTGCGCCAAGCTATCTACAACCAAGTGATGAAGGAAACCGGGGACAAGGCTCAAGCCGAGTCTGCCGCACGAGAGATCATCAACTTCAGCCGCCGTGGATCTTCAAGGCTCATGGGGCAGATGATCAGCATCATCCCCTTCTTCAACGCCTATGCGCGAGGCATGGACAAGCTGGCAACGGCTGCTGCGGGTAACGTGGTGGGGCAGGCTACAGGCACCGCCCGGTCGATGTTCTACAAGCGCATGGCAGTCATGACCTCGATGGGTCTGGCCTATGCCCTGATGATGCAGGACGATGAGGAATACCAGAACCTGCCTGACCATGTGCGGGATACGAACTGGGTCCTGCCTTACGGCAAGGAGTTAGGCTTCACTCCGGTCATCCCGATTCCTGCTGAACTCGCGTTCTTCTTCAAGGCTATCCCTGAACGCATCGTCCGGTACTACAAGCTGTACGGCACCGACGAAGAGCAAGCCGCTCTGGATGTGCTGGGTAACCTGACTTCCCGTGGCATCGACGTATTCTCGTCGCCCAACATCACGCCGCAGGTGCTCCGCCCGTTCCTTGAGAACATCGCCAACTACTCGTTCTTTCTTGGCCGTCCGTTGGAGAGTCAGGCGCAGCAAGCCCTGCGCCCCTTTGAGCGCTACGGCACGGGCACCTCGGACGCCATGAAGGCGATAGCCAAGGGGCTGGAAGACGCTGCCAACGCTACAGGCATCGAAGCCTTCGCTGTGTCTCCGATCAAGCTGGAGAACGCGATCCGGGGCATCTTCGGCACCGCTGCAGGGCTGGGCTTGTCGATGGCTGACATGATGGTCAACCCGGGGCGCACCGACCGCCCCCTGCATCAACAGCTTGGTTCTCAGCTTACGGGCCTGAGCGCGGTGACGAAGGACCCCATCGGCAGTCGCAACCTCGACTTCATCTACGACTTGGAGAAGCGCGTCGAGCAGGTCAACGGTACAGTGAACCGTTTGATGGAACGCAAGCCCGAGGATGCGGAGCAGTTCATCAAGGATAACATCGGCCTGTACTCGATCCGTGGTGCCGTGCAAGGGGTCATGGAAGGCATCCGCACGCTCAACAAAGCCGCGATGGCGGTCAATCAAGACAAGTCCGTGAGCCCCGAGGAGCGCCGCAAACAGATCGACCTGCTGCGTATCGACCAGAACAAGTTGGCTCAGCAGGCGATGATGCTGCGCAAGATGGCACGGGACATCCAGATGGGGCGGTGATGAAAAAATCCCCCGGAGGCTTGCGCCGTGCCGGGGGTAATCATCAGGAGAAACAAGCTGGCAACTGAACCAGCGGGCGCATTATGGGGTACACCAGACCCGAATGCCAAGCACTCCGTTCTCGATCCGCTCCGCCCAGACCAGCGGGTAACGGTTCTTGTAGTGCCGATCCACAGCAGCGAAGGTCTCCTTGTGCTTCAAGCTGGGGATAAAGAAGCTCTGCAAAGGTGCCAGCGCGTCGGGGATATCAAACTCCGCCCCCTTGATCCGCAGAGGGCGTCTGTAGTAGTTAAGCCTCTTCTGCAATAGGGATGAAGTCATCGGCTTGGAAACCTAACACCGCCTCTGCGTCTCTAATGCAGTAGGCATTCACCGCTCCAAAGTCTGCGTCCCACCCGGAGCCCATACGCTTCTTGACGACTTCCAGTTTCTGCTTGGTCTCTGCTTCAAACAAGTCAGGCAACTCACGCGTGTTGATGTACTGATCCACGCACCACCGGTTGAAGTCCTTCTGCACGATGAACAGGATTTTAGTATCAGGTTCATACCGAATGACAAGCTGACCTTTGGGCTTCACATAGGCTTGGTTCTGCAAGCCGTTAGCCCGTGAGGTGGCGTCCACGATCAGCATGTTGTTGACGTTCTTGTTGACGAACGATGCAATGGATTCCGATGCCTTGGTAGCTTGGAGCAGCATCTGAGCCCCAGCATTGGATACGAGCCTGACCATCTTACGGGCGATTCTCACGATGTTGTAAGAGACCAACCCAAGATTCTGCAGGACAACTCCTGCTGTAACCGCGCAGATCACTGCGTTTAGTCGATACCGTTCTGTCTGGGTCCAGTTACCCCTTGAGTAGATAGCGGCCTGCGTCTCCAACCACATGGCCTGCACCTCTTCTAAATGCGGGACAACGTACTTGAGAAACGCATCCCCGGCGTGGCCGTAATTGTCTGCCAGTGCGTTGAAGACCCTCTGTATTTCCAGAACATCTTTAGGAACGGGTGTCTGTAGGTAGATCTCGATGGTCCGCGCCATCTCACCCTGCGGGTCTACCTTGATCTTGCTCAGTTGGTCTTCTAGGTTGGCGTTTGTAGACCAGATCGAGGTGCCCTTCCAAGTGATGTCGTTCGTGCGCTCCGCGTTTCTACCCGCCTCCATGCGGTCTCGGGCACGCCCCTGCGTGCTGCCGTAGAGCAGGGCGGAGATCTCTTCCGGCGAGGCGTTGGTCATCTCGTCCAAGCACATGGCGATGCCGTTCCACACCCCCATCCGGTGCACCTTGGTCATGTGCGTGTCCTGCGCATCCTTCATCATGGCCTTGGGGTCACCGAAGATCGAGTTGACCATCCGCAGGATAGTGGTCTTGCCGGTGCCGCTGCGCTTGGAGTAGTAGTTGATCACCGCCCCGTTCTCGGGGGACAGCGCCATGAGCACACTGCCGAAGCCAGACAGCAGACCGAAGGCGTGCAGGTCGAACCGAGGGTCGTTGTAAGCGTTGGCGATCTCCTTCCACTTCTCCAAGGAGCCCCGTAGCGCAAACCAGGGGACGTACTTCTCAACTGACTTACCCACCGGGGAACTGACTACGCCATGTTTTGTGTACTCACGATCACCCACAATGAACGTGCCGTTCTTAGTCCATCCAAAACGAGTATGCACATCATCCGCCTTCATTCTGAGTTGAAGTTCTTGAATCGACTTGCCCACATAAGTCTGCAACTTGACAAGCTGCGCCTGGGCGAAGACTGCTACACCTTCTGCACTGAGCTTGTCCCGGAACTTGTCCAATGCACCGATGTCTTTTTGCGGAACCATGAAGTCCCGCACTGCATCATTAGGCAGGTGGTGGCGGAGCCAAACCACATCCCCTAACTCCGACTCTCGCATCCGTTTGTATACGTAGAGGTCATAGGGGTAGACTACCTCGGACTTCATCTCATCGCCAACTTTAACGTCGGTATAGACCCCGCCGTTCGCTCCACGGTAGTAGGGCCACGGGTATGCAGGAATCTCAAACTTCTTCTCTGCGATAATAATCTCAGTAGGCCCCGGTGGCGCAGCTTTGATCGCAGCACCGAGTTGGATCGGGGACGTTATCTTGCCACTATGCGGACAACCCGCGCACAGTGACGCAGTCTCCATGCCCTGAAAAGTCTCACAGGTATACGGACCCTTCGTGCCAATAGCCTTTCGCTCGGTTTCATCCGCCGAGTAATTCGGGTGCTTCTCCGACACCGCATGGATGGCCCAGTCACGGTCTTCGCAGTGTTGTGCAACCGAAAGTACGCCCCGCCAGACAGGCTCTGGTAGCGTATCAGATTGGTCAATCGCGTTTTGTATTTGCGCACAGCCATCTCCCTTGACTGATTTAGTCCAAATTATTTCGAACTTGCTAATTCGGTTAGGGTCACCACCTGCCAAACTTTTTGTCAGGCTCGATGGTGAAGTCTTTGAGATAGCCTTTGCCTTGTCAAAAGCAAAGATCTCTGGTGCCCCAATAGCCTTCTTCAGTTCTTCAAAGTCGTATTGGGTGATTGGGGTGAGCAGCGTAACGGTGCTACCGTTCTTGGAGTTGATCGTCTCAGGTACACGCAGGACGCGAACTGCATCCGCAGTGCAGACAGGATCAGCTTTGAAGTCGTGCTCTTTGCAGAGCGCTTTGAGTCCGCTGGCTACCTCGATCCATGAGTGGACAGGTACAGCGTCGAAGAAAATCCAGTGGGCGTGTAGGCCGTTGCCCGAATCCACGATGGTGGGACGAGGCAGGTTTGTTGTCTTACAAAACTCTCTCAGTGCTTGTGCACCCTCGCCCTTGTCAGCGTAGGGCTTGTTGGGACCGCAGTCCACATCAATGTACAGTTCTCTCTTGGCTACAGCGTTTTCCGATGTTGCGGTGTCTCCTGCCCCAAACCCAGCAGTGACGTAATAAACATCGTATCCATTATCAACATAAGTCTGTATCTCATCGGCCATATCTTGGACTGACGAGAAGAACCGATTGAATGCGCTGCCTGTTGCCTTCTTGATTATTCTGAGAGAGTACCGCGTTCCTTCTGGGAGAATGCCTTCTAGGAATCTAAGTTGAGACATGGTGACGAAGGGGTAACCACAGACGCAGGGTCGTGGTTCGGGTGGCGGGGGGCTGGTCAGGCCGGAGGAAGAAGGCGACGATAGTACGTCAGCACCTTGTCGCGCAAGTGCTTTCCGACCTCGTGTTTACCCGAGAACCACCGATAGACAGCGGCCTTGGAAACGTCGAGGTCAGTGCACACTTGCGCGACAGGATGCTTGAGGTATATGCACAGGCGTCCGAGTTGGACGCCCAGCATCGCCGGATCTGCATCCGCGTTCAGCCGAACGATCTTCGCTGAGTAGGTCATGGTGACAAAGAGGGGGCCGTAGCCCCCCGCCTTACTCAGTCGTCAGCGTCATCACCCCAGTCGGACAGGATCGACTTCACGCTCACAGGTGCTGCCGCTTTGGCTTCCCGCACCACGGGCTCCTCGACCACCTCAACGGCGGCGGGTTCAGCCTTCTTGGGCTTCTCCACCTTGAACTCAGCCTTGGCAGCGGGCGCTGCGGCTTTGGGCTGGATGAACACAGGCTGCTCCACAGGAGCGGGCGCAGGGGCAGCGGCTTCCGGCGTACCGTCAATTTCCGCAACGGTCATCGTGACTGCTTCGATGGCGGCAGGCTCATCCATGCGGGCCTTGACCATCTCCCACTCGTGCTCTTCCAGCGGGCGCACGGCGCTGAACACCAGCTTCATGTTGGCAGAAGTGTCGAAGCGCATCTCGGTCACCACTGCGTTGACTTCGATACCGTGACCGCCAAGGAAGCGTGCGTACTGCTGCAAGCCCATCTTGCGACCTTCGCCCTGGGCAAAGAGGCTCGACGCGTTGATGCTCATCGCGTAGATGTCACCCTGGATGTCGGAAGCCAGCAGCACTGCCAGACGACGGCTGTAACGGCAGGCCTTGGAGTCACCCTGCCCAGAGCCCTTGATGTCTTGCGGGCAACCCGTGCAGGACTTGTGCTGCGGGTTCTTGACGTTGGCGTGGGGCTTGGTGCTGTCATCAGACCAGCAGAGGGGGCGACCCTTCACACCCTTCTCATACTGAGAGCCGTAGAACGTACGGGCGTTGTTGTCCGACGCACGGACGACGATGATGTTCATGGCGCGGTCTTCGTTCACCGCGACCGACTTGCCACCCACCAGCATCGTGAAGACGTTGTTGTCAATACTGATGCGCTTGCTGCTGCCACCGCCCATCAGGGACTTGGTTAGCGAACTCAACTCACCCCTGCGCAGATGTGCAGGCAGTGCGTTACCGGATTGGAAAAGGGTCAGATCAGACATTAGGATCTCCTAACAGTTACTGTGTACTTGGATTCGACGTTCATACCCTTGGGCATTTGGTCGGGGTTTGCTTTGAGGTATTCCCCCATCGCACGTTGCGCAATGCGTCTCTCTAGCAGTTCAAGCGCGTTGTTCTCCTTGATGAAGTTGTGCATAGCCTCCCAGTCGGAGGTCCAGTAGCGTGTATCTACGCCACGAATTACCACGCCAACACCGGGGATGCTGACGTTGCCACCTGCACGCTTGCAGGCTTCTAGCAGGAAGTTCTCAACTACCCGCATCTGCTCTTTGATCTCTTTGTCTTTCGTCTCGTACTCAGCACTCAACACACTACGCGCATCGCGCATCTTGATGTAGGCCTTGACGAGCTTTTCAGTTGGAGGAAGTTCTTGGTCTTCCATGTTGGTCTCCTGATGAAGTGAGGGGATAAAGTTTACATCGCAACTTTTTAGGCGTCAAGCTCCTCCCGATAAAGATTGAGCAGGGTGTCCATGTCTTCGGTCTTGAGGTCCAGCGCGTCATAGAGCTTGCGCTCCACGTTGCAGCCACACAACCTCACGACGAGACAGGGGTTCTTCTGACCTGCCCGGTGCACGCGGGCGTTGGCTTGGTGCCAAATTTCGTTGGAGGTCACAGGACCCCACCAGACCACGGTGTTCGCTGCGTGTAGGGTCACGCCGTGCGATGCAGCCGCAGGCTGGATGAGCAGGATGCGGGGCTCGGGCTGGGTCTGGAAGTTCTTGAAGATCTCCGTGCGGTTGTTGACAGAGACCCCGCCGTGGATCACATCCACTGCGTACCCATCCTTGCGGAGCCGGTCGCGCAGCACCTCGATGGCGTGCCTGAACGGAACGAAGACCAGCACCTTGTGGGTGCTCTCCTCGATGGCTTCCACCAGCACGTTGTACCGGTGCGTGATGTCGAACTCCACCGTGTTGCCGTCGTCTGTGTACACCGCGCCACTGGCTACCTGCAATAGCTTGTTCAGGTTCGTCGCAGCATTAACGGAAGTGACGGTCTCCCCTGCCGCTGCCATGATGAACTGATCCTTCAGCATCTTGTAATACTTCGCCTGCTGCGGGGTCAACGACACTTCACGCGTGGTGTACAGCAGTTCAGGCAGGTCCAGGCACTCATCCTTGGTGAAGCGTATCGCGGGTTGAAGCACTCTGTTGACGACCTCCGCTGCGTTCTTCTTCGCCGCCCATTTGAACTGGGTGACCTTGTACATCACCTGATCTCTGAAGGAGTAGAAGTGCGGAGGTACGGAGGAAGGATTCAACATACGGGCTATGCCGTATGCGTCTATCGGAGACTGCGAAGCGGGGGTGCCGGTCGCCATCCATAACCACGTTTCTGGAGTGATGAGTGAGTTGATTGATTTCCATCTTTTAGTTGTAGCAGTCTTCACTGCATTAGCTTCGTCAATGATGACGAGGTCGAACCCCCCGGCCTTGAGTTCAGGCAGGACTGTCTCTACACCGTCGAAGTTGATGATGACGAACTCAGCCCCGGAGTTGATGACCTTGACCCGCTTGTCCCTGCTACCGTGTGCTACGTCCACAGTACGGTGCATGATGGTCTTGAACAGGTCCGCCTGCCATGCCGAGTTCATGATCGACAGCGGGCAGATGACCAGCACGCGTTTGACGTAGCCCTTGTCCAGCAGGTAGTCAGCAGCCCACGCGAAGCTGGCTGTCTTGCCCGTGCCTGGGTCGTTGAAGCAGAACGCCCTGCGGTGCAGGGTCATGAACGCTGCGGTCTCCCGTTGGTGGTCGAACGGCTTGAACAGCCCCGGCCATTTGTAGCGCCCCTCGATGGGTGAGGGGACGTTCTTGACCCCGAGGTTCTTCAGGACCTGAGCTTCCTCAAGCCCCCACCGCACCAGCACCTGCCCATCGTCCAGACGCCTGCTCTTGGGTATGGTGTTGAGCACCCGCTCGGGGTGCCGCAGTTTGAGCAGGAGCGCTTTACTGTCGATGATTTGCATTTGTTTTGTAGTAGGTCATGACAGCGCCGACAGCATCATGTACGGTAACGCCGCACAGTTGTGCTACGCTTGCGTACACATTTAGTGTTACTTCTAAAGCCTCTCGATTGTCCAAATCTTGGTCTTGAAGCATTTGAAGCATGAACCCGGCGATTTCTTTAAGTTCAGTTTGTGTAGCCATGATTACCTCAGTGGGAACTTAGCTTCTTCCTGCATCTTCAGCAGACGCAGGGCTTGGGTCTTGGCATCGTCCAGCGCATGATGTCCGGTGCCTACTCGCTCGATCTTGGTCTTCATGAACATCGCAGCGATGGTGCGGTAGCAGCGATCATTCCAGTAGTGCCAAGGCGTATCCATCTTCAGCGCCCGGTAGGCAGCGGCCACCAGCGTGTTGTCAAAGTTCGCTCCGTTACCCCAGACCAACACCGTGTCAATTGGCGGCATCCACATGGTGAACTTAGTCAGCGCGACATTCAGGCTGAACTCACCCTTGAACGCAGCGGCGCGAGCCTCAGCAGACTGCTTACCCCACCACTCCAACGTGCTCTTCTGTGCACGAAGTCCTGCTGCTTTGCAGGACTCAGGGTCAATGGTGACGTAGAATTCTTCACCCAACCCGTTCTCATCGAACTTCACAGCACCGATACTGAGGATGGTATCCCCCGGCCTAGTGCCTAGTGTCTCAATGTCCATCATTACGTTCTTCATTACCGACATTTTTATCTCCTGATGCAGATAGCAGAACGGCCCGATAGGGGGAACCCATCGAGCCAAGACCCTCGGTCTAGCGCCGAGGAAACGAAAGCATAGCCCCAGCGGGGCTATGCGTCAACGCCCGCCTGAGCGGGGACCTTTGAAATTTTTCGCGCTGTTGGCGCTGAAGCTCTTGAGCCGCACGTTTCCGGGCTTGCTCTTCCCACCATCCTTGATGGGGGTCACATGATCGAGGGCTTTGCCCTTTCGAGAATCCTTACCGTGTTCCTTGTCCCAGGCACGGCGTGCACGCTGCCGCTCGGACTGCTTGGCTCTGCCTCCGTTGGCGAGGAAGTCAGCGTACTCCTTCTTGTGGTCTCGGTCGGACATATCCTTGTAGGGCATGGCTCTTCTCCAAAATCAAGTTCCAGTTGAACCCAGTTCATCCGTTGGCTCCGTTGTGTGGGCAGCTTGTTACCACGCAGTGTTTCCTGCACAGACCTGACGGGTTGGGGTTCCAGACGCCAGACTTGTACGCCCCTTCCAGCCTGCCGATGTCCTGCATCCACTGCCGCCAGTAGTTCTTCTCCTGCGTCCGGTCGTAGTCCGCCCGCTTGAAGTCGTTCGCCACGACGAAGAGCAACCCTGCCCTGACCCTGCGGATCGCCGGGAAGTGCTTGAAGACCATGAGCGCCATCAGTTCCAACTGCGCCGTGTCGGCGTACTTGGCAGACTTGCCAGTCTTGTAGTCCACGATCCGGGCGATGCCTGTCTCCTCGTTGACGATGAGCAGGTCAGCCACACCCCGGCACCATACATCTTTCGCGTCGAAGGCACAAGCCTCTAGCTGCTGCGTCAGGCCCATCTTGTACTCACACAGCTTGGTCCCCTCGATGGACCGCAGGGTGTCGAGGTGCGACTTGACGTAGCTGAACGCCTCAGGCAGGGGGGTGCCATCGCGCACATAGTGCTCAGCCGCTTCGTGGAAACTGCTCCCGTACAGCGTTGCTTCTGTGAACGGCGGCTCCGTGAAGTTCCTGTAGACCTTGACCTCAGCAAACTGCTTCGGGCATGTCTTGAACTTCTTCAGGGACGAATACGACCAAGCACCGGGCAGACTCATCACTGCTCCTTCGTAGCCCGAATAGCGTTGTACGTCAGCTTGGCTTCAGCCATCGCAACCAGTGCGTGTTCAAGCGCGGCATCTATGTCGTTTTGCAACATTGCCTGATGTAGTTCCTTCAGTGCCTTCTCCGCCATCATGCACGGGTAGGCGTAATCAACAATCCCCATATGTCCTTCCTATTCCACTTTCACAGTTGATAGGGCACCCCTGTGCCCACTTGGGAACCCAGCGCATACATTCTTCAACGTATGCCTGAGCTTGTTCAGCTTCTTCCTCACGGGCAATGGCAGCTACAGCATCATGCACAGTCAGGACCACATGCAGCTTCTTGGAGATCTTCAGTAGCTGCTGCATCACAACGATGCGGGCCAGCGCTTGCACCACGTTCTCAACCAGCTTGCCACCGTAGATGTCCACCAGCCCAGTCTCATCCTTGTACTGCCACGCCTCCATCGCCATGCCGTTCTTGTTCTTCACCCCACGGTGCAGTTGCGGGTAGCTGATGTACAGCCCACTGGGCAGCTTGATCCCTTTGCGCCCTTCGACCAGCACGACACCTTCACGACCGAACCACATGGTCTTGTCACTGTGCATGGTCTCAATAGCTGCCTCACCTTCACGCCACAGCCTTGTGATGGCAGGGACTGACTGCCGGTATGTGTCAATGATCTGCTTGCATGCGTCCAGTTCCAAGTCCATGTTCATTTCGGACGCCTTCAGTGTCACCTGAAGTTTCACTGCACCGGTCTGGTATCCGCAACCAAGCACCACAGTTTTACCTACGAACCGTTCACGCTTATCGGCTTTCGTTACCTCTCTGCCGAATATCTTTCCAGACATCTTGCAGTACACATCAACACCGTTGGCGAAGTCTTCTACAAGATCTTCCTGCCCCGCCAGCCACGCAAGCATCCGCGCCTCGATGTTGGACGAGTCGCAGTCAATGATCACGTAGCCCGGAGGTGCCTCGATACAGCGCTTGAGCTTGTTAGCCTGCGCCCCACGAGCCGGGAGGTTTTGCAGGTTTATACCATCAGTGCCGCCCAAGCGGTGGGTTCTCGCAGCGGAATATCGCAGGGGCACCGGGAACAGCGGGCTTCGCCCCGCCATGTCAATGAACCGTTGCGTGCGGGTCTCCTCCAAGGTGCTCTTGACTCCCATCCGCGCAGCCACCACAGCCTGCACCCGCTCGTCGGGGTGGTCCAGCAGGGCCTTCATAGCCGGGTCAGTCTTGGCGAAAGCGAACGCTTGCTTGCCCGTGGTCGGGCTGATCTTCATCGGCGGAACAACCCCAAAACTCTCCAGCACCAAAGCGAACTTCGGGTTGGACATGAGGTCTTCCTTGGCGATGCCCGCGTTGGACAGCAGTTCCTCCTTGCGGCGGATCACATCTGCCAGATGCTCCTCCAACTGCGCCTTGTTGAGGTGTAGGACAGGCTCGGTGTACATCCTGATGAGCTTGTCGATGAGCTTGAGTTCCTGCGTAGGGTAGGGGTCCCGATGATCGAACGTCTCCGGGTTATACCAACCGTTGGACATAAGGAAGAACAACTCATGGCATAGCTCTACGTCATGCAGGCAGTAGTCAGCGTACTTGGCGAACTCCTCCGGAGTGAAGTCAGCCCTGCGTTTGCCCATCGCGTTCTGCACCTCAGTGCCCTTGTCCTCCAGCCCGTAACGCTTGGCAAGCAAAGCCAGCGAGTTGCCCTTCATCCCGAACATGGCACGGGCCATAGACAGGGTGTCCAGCCACGCAGCAGGCTTCACCCCGAACCGCCACGCGAGAATGGCGGCATCGAACAATGTGTTGTGCGCCAGCACCGCGTACTTGCCCCACTCGATGGCATCCAGCCGGTACTGCACCTCTGCTTCGGTGCCAGTGATGATCTCCTTCTTTCCGTCCGGCCAGCGTATGCCCAGCATGATGACCTCGAAACGTGGGTCCCGAACGTAGGCTTCCATCGTCATCTTCGATAATGAAAACTCCTTGTCGTAGTACGTTTCGAAGTCTACCGTTAGGATGTCCACAATGACCTTTCATGGAACCACTCTTCAAGCAGTTCCGTTGTGTCTTCACGCACTACCATAGCCGAGCCCCCGGCTTTGTGGATCTCCGCCATCTCGCGCTCTTGCAGGGCGGTGGGCTTGTTAAAGCCTGCCTTGCATTCTACACCCAAGAACATGCCTCGATAGCACACGATGATGTCTGGTATACCCGCACGACCGTAGCCGTTCTGCGCAGGAAAGAAGTAGTAGCCCTTGTACTTCTTGATGATGTCCACGCAGCGGGACTTAACTTTCGATTCGGGGGTGGCCATCGTTGAACTCCTCTACTTCAATCAGTTTCTGGATGTAATGCGCTGCTTTACGTAGGTCTTGCACGCCACCCTTGTGCTTCCAGCGGGACAGGTACTTGACGGCATTACCGTCGAGGTAGCCGAGTTCCCAGTCGAGGATTACGTTCCACGTTTCGTACTTAAATTTCTTGTAGTGTGTGCCGCCATGCTGCACATCATCAGCGTTTTGTGTTGGTTGCATTTTGGGGGTTGGTTGATTGGTTTTGGGGTTGAGGGGGAGAAACAGATTCCTAGCCCCCTCGGTCTAGGTTGGGGAGAGCATCACGCGCTACAAACTCCAGCGGGCACGCGTGATGCGTAAGAAAGGCTTCACATCTGTTGGGCTAGAACCAGTCCTACGGTATGCACTGCCCGCTAAATTAGTGCTACGCCTACGGCGCAGGCTTCTTGGTACTTGGATTTATGTGGGGCAGCATTGACAATGCAGCGTCCTTCTCGGTAGGAGTAGAGGAAGGGCCAGGGACGATCCGCTCCTCGGTCCAAAATTTGTGCAGGTTTGCACATTGGTAGCGACGGCGGCGCGATCCATCTTTGCGCATCCGCGTATCCAGAACTTCCGTCCATGTTCCGCACTCGGGGCATTTCATTCCTCCTTGTTCTCCGTAAATGATGGGCACTTCTCATCCTCCATGATCCACGGCCCCATCCACCACTGGCGGTCGGACTTCGGGTTCACGGGTGAGTTGGCTACGTTGCGTTTACATGCCTTGCAGTATTCAAAGCATGGGTTACCCGCACAGCGGGCAAAGTCTTGGGCTTCGTATCTCATCTCGACCTCACGCAACGGTACTCGTTAGTCTTGATACTCAATTGACGAGCGGCGTTTTCACACATTTCTTGAGCACTGATTTTGCGCTCCAAGACCTCTTGATGAAATTCACCTAAGGGCCTCCAGTCGTACTTGCATACCCCAGGCACGCAAGCGACTACGGTCCAGATGATCAAGATGTAGGTCATACCTGCCCCCTTGCCCTGATGGCTGCGGCGCAGTGATTGAAGATCTTGGCGGTGTTGTGCGCGTCGTTCATGATGCTTGCCACCTCGTATGTCTCACACACCTTCGCACACGCTTCTCGTTCAGCCAAACAGCATGGCTTATTAGGCTGCTGCTCCCGCTCCTGCATGATCGCTTCTAGCTGTTTGAACTTGGCTTCGTATTTGTCCCGCTCGGCAGCGGCAACAAGGGCGGCGAAGCGGGTGAGTTTGTCGCTGTCGCAACCACACTCTTGGCACCAACCTGCCCAACCATCCTCAAGCCCAGCCTCCCGCGCCATGCGGATGATGTCTTCTTTACTCATTGCTTACTCCCAAATGGAACACGCACGACACCGTAGTCGTTTGCAACAGCGCGGTTGTTTTTCTGTGTAACAAACGCTTGTGCTTCCTTACGAGTCGCAAACGCCGCAACAGGCTTAGGGTGAGTGATGTAAATTGGGCTATATCTGTAAGCTAGAACAACATAAACAGACTTCATTGCTTACTCCTTTGTGTGCAAGCAGCGCAGCGCCACAACCCACGGGGCCTGCTACTGCCAGTGTGTTCAGGTAGATCCTTGTTGCATGCGAAGCAACGGCGGAGGAATTGTTTAGGGTTCATGGGATGCCATGCGCCCGCTCGACGGCGCGAATTATTCCTATCAACCCTTCCACCGGGCCTGCGGATTGCAGACGACCTATTGATTCCGTAATAAGTCGCAAAGCATCAAATTCATTCATGGGCTTACGCACACAGTTCAAACAGCAGTCGCCGGGAATTAAAGTCTTCCAGCCGCAGACGTTGCATAGCTCCAGCGATGTCTGCTCAAGATCTGCCAACTTGCGGTCCAGTTCGGTGTTCTGGTCTTGCAGGCTGACGCAGTTGGGGCATTCACTGGGCATGCATTCCCGCGTGGCACAGGGCGGCTCCTGCACCGGCTCAACCTCCGAGGAATCCTCGGTAGTTGGCTCTGCCAGCGCGGCCTCAAGAGCGGAAATCTCTGCGTAGGTGTCGTAATAACTGCTGGCCCTAACCAACGCCTCCAGCGCCTGGATTGCTGAGGTTCGTAGGTCGGTCATACCAACCCCATCAACTTAAACGCAACCTCAGTCGGCACAATTGCCGTAACGTAAGCCCGATGTACCGGGCACCAGTAATGGATGCGGGTCATTGCTTATCCTTCCTTGCCCTAATTACATCCGCTGTAAACGGAGCCTTCGTTTCTTCTGCCAGCCGCACACACGCCGCGATCTCCTGCGCTATCACGCAGTCAATCAACTCCCGCAGTGCCCGCGACGGGGCGAAACCGTATGTGTTGCACAGTGCTTTGAACTGATCTTCGCTCATGGCTGCTTCACCTCCATCAGGACCATGACCTTCCGAACTGCGTCGGTGAGTTCGTACCAGTCTTTCCAACCGACATATTGGTTGACGCTCACCTTGACGGTGACCCCATCGACAAGCTCCACTGAGGCAACAACACCCATGTCGTTGACGATGCTGGCATGTGTGACTTCAACTTTCATTCCTCAATCCTCCCTAAGACATTGCACACCTCCCGGTAAACGGACTCCAAGACCTGCCGACTGTTGGCATCATCTCCGTGCTTCAGGTGGGTGCGAAGCTGGCTCTGCACATCGCTAAGCGTCATGTAAACCTCGCGGCCATGAAGGGCGACCATGAACGTCGATCCTTCCTCGTCCGTATCAAATGTCAGTGTGGCTTTCATGCGAAGTACCCCGCTATTAGTGCGATCACGCCGACCACTGCGACGATAACCACGCCCATCAAAACGACGGAGCCCAGGGCCTCCGGCCCATCGTCTGTGTGTCCAAGTTCTGTTGCCGCCTCGGCGGGCGGCGGTGCTTCATCTTTCATTGTGTGATCCTTTCCTTTTTCACAGCAAGTAACCAGCGGTCGCCCAGGCGCAGGACGCTCCTGACCCAGGCCTTTCGATTGTGCCGGTTGATCTCCGGGGGCACCAGTGGGGAATTCCAGAGTTCACGAGCGTGACGAACGAGTTGTTTAGTTGTCATTGCATTTCTCCTGATGAAAAGTGTTTAGCCATGAAAAACGCCCTGCGTTTGCAGAGCGTTGAGTAGGCTATCGAGGGGCTGCGTTATGCAGTACGCCAGACACGGATACCGTCCGACACGGTGCCGGTGGAGAACTGACCCTGACCGAAGGCCTTCTTCGCCAGCAGGATCTTCCGACGCCAGTTGTTCAGTTCGTTCTTGGCAGCGACATCGCACGGCACAAGGAAGCTGTCGCCAATGTCCATCTGGTGAAACGGGAATTCCACAGCCTTACGACCACGGCGTGCGCTCGTCATCGGCACGCCAGCTTGAATTTCAAACATAAGATTCCTTTCGCACCGTAGTGCTTGGTTAACGGGAGCGTGATGTTACCACTCCCCGCATTCGTGTCAACGCTTTTTCATGCGTTGTCCACAACGAGATGGCGTCGGTGTAGTCCACCGCCTCGACCCAGTACGTTTCGTCCCCCACCCTTCGACCTAGACCTTTGACCTCATCAGGGTACGCCCAGTTGAGCATAGAGACAGCCTCCTGTATCCACTGAGGCAGTAGGTCGAACCGGTACGCTGCGCTGAAGATTTTCTCCGGGGCTTTCGGGTAGACGACGACCTCGTACAGACCATCATTGGGCCAGATCGTTATCCGGTAGGTTGTGTGTGGGTTGCGCTCGGGGTCAAGCATTTTCCTTTGCCTTCCTCTTGGCTTCCTTTTCTTCTTCCCTCACACGCTGGTTCTCCAGTGCTTGGTGGAACTGCACCGGGCCAAGCGTTTTGATGGTGGGGTTATTGTCGGAACTTATCAGTTTGGCAATCTGAACGCTGCCAACGTCCCCGCCCACCCACTCAGTGTTGATCTCGTAGATGTCGTGCCCTGCGAAGAGATTGAAGATCGCCATTGCTGCATCTTTGGGCACGGCGTAATCCCGATGCCCCAGGCCAGACAACAGGACAAGATCAAATTCTGGTTTCTTGCTCATGATTACCTCCAACGGTTAAACGCGTTTAACTTGCCCGCCGAAGCGGGCGACACCCGGTCCGCTCAAGCGGCGGGCACAAACAACGACACACCAGTGGGGGCTTGTATCCCCTTGGTGCTGATAGCCCACAGCACAGGCGCTTTCCAATCCCCCCAACTGCCGACGTAACCATCCGTAAACTGGATGATGCAGTCCGGCTCAATCCCCTGCTCTTCAAGGTAGCGGGCCATGCAGCGGGGGTCAGTCCCCCCACCACCCCGAGGTCTCGTCGTCTGCGGCAGCGTCTGCACAGCGTCACCCTCGTACACCTCATGCCCTGCCACGGCTGCGTCCCAATAGATCACATCGACCATCTCGGGGTGGACAGACTCGCAGGCTGACATGATCTCGGTCAGCGCACGGCGCAACTGGTCATGCCCGATGGAGCCCGACGTATCCACGCCGATGGTGATGCGCTTGACTGCCTCGGTGTAGCGGCTTGGCATGTAGGAATCCTGCGCCAGCCACCGCCTCGCCGGTTTGCGCCACGTAGACAGGTCGTTACCCACGGCAGTGGTACGCAGCCACTCACGCAGTTGATCCTCCCAGTTGACCTGCGGCTGAAGCAGGTCACCGAACGTGCGGTCCACGCTGCCACCGACCTTGCCTGCGATGAGCGCACCTTGACGCAGGGCTGTGTCCACAGTCTTCTGCACCTCCTTGGCCTCGTCGGGGGTCAACGGCTTCATACCATCGCCCTTGGCGTCACCGTCTCCCGGCTTGGCAGGCTCGTGCTTGTCGAAGTCCTTGGCCTTGCCACCGCTGGCTGAACGGGGGCTGCCGCCCTGCCCCTTGCCACCACCCTGCCCGGTGCCTTGCTTCTTCAGAGCCCGGTAGATCTCGCCCGTGTCCATGCCACGGTACTGGGTATCCAGCACAGCGTGCTCCCACACGGTGAGGAAGTCACCCCGTGGGTCGAGGTCATGCAGCATGAGGTTGATCACTGCGTCGGCTGCGAAGTTGGCGGTCTGCGCGTCCTCCTCAAACATCGATTGCCACACAGTCATGTGCATCAGCATGACATGGAAGTATTCGTGGAGAACCACGAAGCGTAGCAACTTGTCGTCGCACTGGTCAACGAACGCACGCCCGTAGATCACATCCTTGCCGTTGGTTGCAGCGGTCGGGCAGTCATCGCGCACTTCCCAGCTACCTACCATCAGCACACCGGACATGGCTACGAAACGCGGGTCACGCATGATGGCAGTGCGTGCCTTGGTGATCTTGTCTTCGGCTTTAAGCATCACAACTCCTTAACGCAAAATCCAGCTATTGGTAATGCACCAGTTGGTGAACTCCCGGTTGAGTGCAGACCACGTTGACTTGTGCTTCTGACGCAACAGGTTGGTAGCGAACACTGCCTGCAACTCCTTCGGCAGGCGGGCCATGTACTTCAACACGTTGTCGAGCGTGTCCTTCTCGACGCGGTGCACTGCACGGTGCACGGTCATCATGTTCGTGGTCGGTGTGGTCGGCAGCTTGGCTTGCTCCGGTGCGTTGATGATCGAAGCCCAGGTCGGCAGGCCATCGGCCAATTCCACATACGCCATCAGGTCCAGCGCAGCACGAGCACCCAGCGAACCAGCCAACGCACATCGCATCGCATCGTCATCACCCACTGCATCACGGCAGTTGAGCATCCGACCTGCGGCTGCGAGGGAACGCGGCGTCACGAACGCCTTGCGCTGCTCCTGCCTGTGGAAGATGTACGGGTTCTGGTCGGGGCTCGATACCGTGTCCTCCTCGGCCAGCACCTGCGGCGTGTCGGTAACCCACGCCAGCACTGCGTGATGCACGCCATTGGCTACGCCCCACTCGACCCACTCGGGGGCGGTCGGCTTGCGCATCGTCACGACGGACATACGGTTACGCACATGCATCTGCATCGTGTCACCCACGCCCTCGCTGGCAAGGTTCGTGGTGCCGAAGACGATGCTGCCCTCGGGCAAGGGGCGGTGACCCACACGCCGGTCAAGCAGCACAGGCAGGAGTGCATTCTGCACAGGGCGCGGGGCCTTACCGAACTCATCCAGGCACAGGATGACAGGCTTGTCGTCGTGCACACCGAACACCTCGTTGGGGTAGAACGTGCTGGTCTTCGTGGCATGGTCCACGGCAGGGATCTGAATGTCACCCACATCGATCTGCGTGCAGTCGATGTACACAGGCCTATGGTTCGGGAACTTCTCCGCGAGGAGGTGCAGGATGCTGGACTTACCCGTGCCAGACGGACCCTCGATCAGAACGGTCGTGTGCTGAGCGATGCTGCCAACGAGGTTGGCGCACTGGTTGATGTTGAGTTTCATTTGCTTCTCCTGATGAGCCCCCGAAGGGGCGGGTTAAAAAGTCAAAGAGCAAATTCCGACAGGATGTTCTCCATCGCTGTCCGTGTGGCCTGCTGCAACTCGGGGGACTCCTTGAGAGAGTCGATGTCAACGCGGCTCAGTGCCGTCTCCAGTGCCACGCGTGCAGCTTCCAGGCGAGGGTCGTTCGTGACGTTGAGGTCACGCAACAGAGCGGTCAACTCCAACCCCTGCTCCAGCATGCTGTCGTACAGCTTCGGTCTGCGCTTCTTCTTGATCTCGACGGACACGACTGCGCCTGTGTCATCGGTGGTGGGCACCTGCTCCACTGCATCCGGGTCGTGCGAAAGGACAGCCTCCATCCTTTCCTTGATCCATTCAACTTGGTCTTTCACCCTGCGCCATGCGTCATCGACGGCGAAGGCGATGCGAAGTTGCACGGCCTTCTCATACTGATCCTTCAGATCAGCAGCGGCAGCGATGCCCACATCTACGCGGAAGTCACCTGACTCAGGCACCGGCTCGACGGTGAAACTGAACCGGAACTTAGCCGCAACCTCGGACTCGGGCGGGTACTCGGCACGGTCGAACAGTGCACCCATCTCGAAAGCCTGCTTGCTGATCTCGGTGGCGTACGTGTTGACGAAGACCCGTGTCAGGTCTTCGAACCGCTGCTGATACCGTGCTGCCTGACCCATCACGTTGAGGTACTGCGCCGTCGTTATCAGGCGTCTGCCGTTGTCGTCCCACGGCAGGGTCTGGGTGTTGAACCAGTTGCGGACCTCACCGCGCAGAGACTTGATGGCTTCAAGGGCGGGGCACTCCGAGAAGAGGTGCTTGTGTACCGTAGCGGCACGCTTGCTGCGTGCGCCCTTGGATTGGGTCACCTCCTCCGCAGTCTTGCGGTCCTGCTTACGTGCTTCCCACACGCTGATGTTGATGCTGCCGAGCATGGCAGCGGATGCAATTGAGATCATTTCCTTCTCCTGTTAAACGCGTTTAACCGAACGTGATAAAGCACACTGTGCATTCACCGTAAGGTCTTAATTCTATCATGTCACCGTAGTTAACGGTAGTACATCTCTTCCCATTCCAGCCTACGGCGGCTTTCGCTCGCCGTACTACGCTGTAGTTCGATATCCCCTCCGGGGCTTCAATCGTGACACGCTTTACCCACGAGTAGTTCGGTTCGTGACCGAACGTGTCGGTGACTTCGATGTTGACTTTCATGATGGCCTTTCTTGAAGCGGTTGTGTTAAGTATTAACGGTGGAGTCCACCCTTGTTGTTGATCCCGAGCAGGTCCGCTCGGTCCACGAGCAGCATGTAGTTGCTCTTGTGCATGGGCGCTACGGTCCACGAGCGGCGCTCGACCCGAGCGTGCTCTTCACCGCATGGCAGGCAGAGCCTGCGGCCCAGGTCGATCCGTGCTTGAGGCACCGCATCGCCGCACTGCGGGCAGGGGTTACTCCTCGTCGTCTTCATCTTCGTTCTCCTCGTCGTTCAGCAGTTCGTTGTGGTGAGCCATGTCAGCCACCTCGTCCTCACTCATATATTTGAGGCATGCCATGATGAGTGTGTCTTTGTCTAGCAGGCCTTCTTCCACCATCTCAAGGAGCTTGTTGGTGGTTTGTCGTGTTACTCCCATGACACCACCTCCCCGTCCGATACCAACTCCTCGATCACCTGAAAGGTGAACACTGCACGGTCTGCACCGAGCGTTGAGTCGTCGCCACGCCAGCAGAAACTCGCTTCGCCCACATCGAGGCACGGGCCAGGAGCGTTGCATGTGCACCACTCTTCGATCTCGTCGAACTCGTGGTCTTCGTACCCGGTGGCGTCACCGTTGATGAGGTAGCTAGCCCAGTGAACGGGCAGGAGGAACTCTTCGGTTTTGATCATTGCACTCTCCGGTGTTTGGGAGCGATGCTCCCGTATGCGCAGCACATGCTGCTTAAAAGGCACGTTGCGGTTGTGTTGCGTGATGCCCTTTAAGCAGGGGGCGAGTGGTTTCCACCCCCGTGCGGTGTTTACGTTTACTTGTTGCGCGAAGTCTTTCCTTCGCGGCCTATGCGCCGAGGGATTCTTACCCCCAAGCACATCGAGGAATCGAACGCGGGCACGCATCTGTCTCACCCACGCAGTGCTACCGAGCAGAGTCAACCGTAGTCGTAACTGCCTTCCACCTGCGAACCGTAAGTTTGTGTGCGTTTTGCGCTGGTCCGATATCTTTGTCAGGCAGGTTGCGATCCTGCCGAACGCTGGCCCACAGCACCTCCCGGTGCCGACGCCAGTTACAAACTGTTAAAGAGCGAAGCTGACAGCAGTGCTGGCAGCGAGGAGTTAAACGTGTTTAACTCGTTTGTCGTAGACGAATCTCGACTGTCTTTATTATAGGACAAGTGGACCTTTATGTCAAGTGATTGTTCTTGAATAGTGGTGTTGTTTAGCGTGTTCAATCCTCATCCCAATTACCGCCCAATATGTCATGCACTGACAGTTGTTTAATCGGTTTGGCAGGGGTTGGTGCGGTGTCGGTCATTCCTACCTGATTGTGATACCGGTCGAATCCTGCTTGTTGTGCTTCACGCTGTTCCTCGATGGTCGGCAGGGGTGGCAGGGGGTGGTACGGGAGGTTGAGCAGCAGGCGCGTGGCTGGGTCCGAGGGGACCGGGTGTTTGGAAGCCCATTCCTTGAACGCTGTGCCAGCGTAGGGATGCTGCTTCAGCAGCCCTTCCAAGTTACGCACCGACAAGCCCTCGGTGATGCGCTTGCCCAGCTTGCTCATGATGACGATGTTGCCCCCCACGCAGAACCCGTTCGGGTCGTACCGCCCCACGCGGGGCGCGTACCAAGACATGCTCTCCTCCCAGTTCAACTCCACGCCCAGCACCGGGCAGCGGATGGGAAACCCGCCCAACGCCGTGGGGTCATGCAGGTCAGCCAACGAGAACGAGCAGGGCTCGGGCTCTCCTGCGTTTTTGCGTCTGCGCTGGATCACGCTGACCCGACACTGCTGCGCGATGGCAGTGAGTATGGAGAAGTGCCCCTTGAACGCGAGAGCGGTGCTGAACTTGTGCGGCTTCACGACAGCCTTCGGCTTCTCGGGCTTCTGCTCCACGGGCAGCTCGACCTGGGCCTCGACCAAGATCTTGCGCACCAGCGCACGGGTGCGGCCCATCCTGTTGGCAACTTCGGTGAGCACATGCTCCAGGCGCTCATCGGGCATCTCCTGCTTGACCCGCTCGTAGGTCTTCGTGGTTGCGTGACGCTGCAACATCTTCAGAGTGTCTTGTGACGCTATGGTTGATGCCATGTCTTTGTCCAGCAGGGTCCAGACTTTCTCGTGCGGCCCTGGGGTGTAGCCGATGTACTGATGTGGCGTGTCGATGGGTTGCTCTTGTGTGGCCTCCAGGGCATCGACGTAGATCGAGAGGGGTGCGATGTAGTTGTCGAAGACGAGCACGGGGGCTTTGCCCGTGCGGAGGAAATCGGCCATGCAGTAGGGCACTTCCTTGCCCCAGCAGGTGGAGAGGTTGCGTTCGTTGTGGCGGAAGACGGCACGGGGCTTGCCGTTGGGGCTGAGTTGCAGCATGACATGCTGGACGAGGGTGTTGACGTCGGGGTAGCGCATGGTGTTAGTTCCTTACAAGAGCGTGCCGGAACAGCACGCTGGGAGCGTATCGTACTTACCGGTTTTGGGGGTGTCAAGCCCCGACTGGCGGACGGGCTGTCGTATGGAACGTACAGACTTTTTCTTACAAACCTTACAAACGGCTAAATGTTGGCTGTAAATAATTACACAAACCCTAATATGAGCTTTACTCTGAGGCGTGATTGGGACGTATGGAACTTACATCGTTTTTTGGACGTATAGTTAGGGTGCTGGAACGGAAAAAGTTGTTGTGCGACAAGGATTTGCGAAGGGGTGGAGGAGTTGTGTTCCCGAGTTCCCGCTCAGGAGAATGCGTGGGGTAGAGGACCCTACCTTCGTGGTTGACTAGTTCCTACACTAGGGTATCTATCTATCTTTAGTAGATATATTAAAAGGGGTAGAACGAACAGGAACAAGAACACGCCCCGGCCTGCTCTCGCGTGCCCCTGCCAGCCCTCGCGGACTCGTGTGGACCGGGTGTCGGCGAGTTAAACGCGTTTAACTCCGTGCTATCACATGCCATCAATTATGTCAAGCAATTAACGTAGAGAGTTAAACGCGTTTAACTCAGCCCTTCATGTGCGCGTAGCATGCGCAAACGTTGTGGGCTCGCGTGCAGGCGCGAAGCGTCGATGCGGTGGTGGGGTCTCGCGTGCAGGCGTGCCGCTCGCGTGCTCTTGACATCCGGTCCCACCGGGCACAAAAAAACCCCGCAGCGCGGGGCTGCGGGGTCTGCGTCAGTCAGACTGACTTGAGGAGCGCGATCATCTTTGCTGCGCAATCCTGGAATGCGACGATACGGTCAGAAGGCCATTCCTTCCGGCCTGCCACCTTGGCGCGCATATCTTCGATAAACATGCGCCATGAGGTATCGGTATTCTCTACCGTCGCGGCGGGAGCTTGCGCCTTATCGTCGGCAGGCTTGGTGGTCTTCCCTGCGCCCTTGCCAGCCGGGCGGCCGCCCTTGCCCTTGGCTGCGCCCTTGGGGTCAGTATTGACCACTGCGCGGATATTGGCAGGGGTCTGCCCACTGCGCGCCCATTTCAGAACCCGTGACGCGTAGACCTTCAGCGATGCTGCGCCGAGGTGTGGCAGCCCTGCGCCGATGGCTGCGATAAGGTCCTGATTGGACGGGAAAGACTGCGCAGCATGCCATGCAATCATATCGGACTGCATTAGCGCGAATGCTTCGTCATGCGCGGCAGCCGTTGAGAATGCGAGAGTGATGTTAGACAGATCAAACATGAAAACCTCTTTCGGGTTGGTTGTGTAGGTCTTATGGTTGCCTACACTATAGGTAAACCGGTGTTTTTTGGTTTAACGGGGTTTAACACCCACCCTACCCGGAGCCCCCCAATACGCGTTGGGTCCCTCGCGCGGCGCTTTGCGCTGTATTTCTGCCACACGACAACAACTTGGGGGCGTAACAACGGTAATTGAGTACGGTATTAGAAGAAAAAATAAATACCGGTAAACAAACCCCACCCCCTCAAATACAGAGCACCCCCCGGTAGGAGTCCCACACTTCCCTGCCCGAAAAAATAGTGCTACATTCCGATCACCGGGATTCCCGTGCTGCCATGACCATACCCTGCCCAGTTGATGAGTTCGTACCTCTGCCTACCAAGGCCGGTGCCCAGAAGGGGCCGGTGGGGTACAAGGAAATGCGTGAGAAGGCCAACGCTGCCTTACGCGCAGCCGCTCTGCTGGACAAAGAGGGGTATCACGACATGCCCGAAGACGGTGAGTTCGTCCGAGCCCTCACGCAGAACGCTTTGCGCCGCGTGGCGGAGAACAAGACTGTGCCCGTCGAGGAGGTCAACGTGGCTGTGAATACCCCCATAGGGGCTATGTACGTGAGTTCCATCCTGACTGCCTACGACATGGAGGTGGTGAAGGATTCCAAGCGCCTGCGTCACTACGTCACGAACAAACTCATCATCGAGTCTGACAACCCCGACGCCCGCATCAGAATGCGCGCCCTTGAACTGCTGGGTAAGGTCAGCGATGTGGGGCTCTTCACAGAACGTACCGAGATCACCGTCAACAACCGCAGTACCGTCGAGTTGGAAAACTCCCTGCGGGACAAGCTGCGCAAGCTGCGCGGTACAGACGCCGCCGAAGAGGCTCGGATCATTGCGCCGCCGATTGATGTGCCCATGAAGATGCGCCCTGCTCAGGTACTCGCGGATCTGTGATGCAGACCCTTACCGATCAGGACCTTGAAGCTCTGGCGACCAACATCGGGCACTTCAGCCCCGAAGAGCAGGCTCAGATCGCCGTCGTCATCGACGAGTTGGAGCGGCGTAGGCACGCCAAACTCTGCCAAAACAGCCTGATCGAGTTCTGCAAGTACATGGACCCGACCTATATTGTGGCCCCACACCACAAGAAGTTGGCAGAACTGCTTACACAAATCGCCTACGGACTAAAAGACCGTATTGCAGTCTCAATTCCACCTCGTCACGGTAAGTCACACCTTGTCAGTACGCTGTTTCCAGCATGGTTTTTGGGTAAATTCCCCGAAAAGAAGGTGCTGATGGTGTCTCACACGGGTGATTTGGCGGTCGATTTTGGTCGAAAAGTGCGAAACATCATCGCAGACCCTCGATATACGTCCATTTTTCCCGGAGTCACCCTCTCTGCCGACTCAAAATCTGCCGGTCGGTGGTCAACCAACCGTGGTGGAGAGTATTTTGCTACCGGTGTGGGCGCAGCCCTTGCTGGGCGAGGTGCCGACCTCCTGCTTGTTGACGATCCACACTCAGAACAGGACCTGCTGGCGGGTAATTTTGAGGAATTGGAGAAAACCTACCAGTGGTTTGCCTTCGGTGCACGTACCCGTCTGATGTCAGGCGGTCGAATCGCAGTAATTCACACGCGTTGGCACCAAGATGACCTGATTGGGCACCTTATAAAGGACGGTGCCAACAACTCCAAAGCGGATCAGTACGAAGTTTTCGAGTTTCCGGCGATCATGACCACAACTGTGCCTTCTGCCGATCCAGAAGTGCCCGAAAAGGTCACCGAAAAGGCGCTCTGGCCTGAGAAATTCGACCTAGACGCATTAGAACGCACCAAAGCGTCCATGCCTGCGTACCAGTGGAACGCGCAGTACATGCAGAGCCCCACCGGGGAGCAAGGTGCGATCATCCAGCGTGATTGGTGGAAACCTTGGGAGAAAGACGACCCACCCACCTGTGAATACATCATCATGGCCCTGGACGCAGCGGCGGAAAAGACTAACCGGTCGGACTACACAGCCCTGCTGACCTTCGGTGTGTTCTCGGACGACAACCTGACAGACGGTGCTGCGCACATCATCTTGCTGAACGCGATCAACATCCGCGTGGAGTTTCCTGAACTAAAAGACCTCGCCATCCGTGAGTGGAAGGACTGGGAGCCCGATGCGTTCATCGTGGAGAAGAAGTCCAACGGCACGCCGCTGTACCAAGAACTGCGGCGGCTGGGCATACCCGTGCAGGAGTTCACTCCACACCGGGGCACCGGGGACAAAGTTGCTCGTCTGAACGCCGTGGCGGACATCCTGCGCTCGGGTATGGTCTGGTATCCTGCCGGAAGACGCTGGGCCGAGGAAGTGATTGAGCAGTCGGTAGCGTTTCCCTACGGGTCGCATGATGACTTGGTGGACTGCCTCAGCATGGTGCTTGCAAGATACCGCCAAGGTGGGTTTATCCAACTGCCCTCAGACCGGCGCGACGAACCAACATACCGCCGAACAGCGGCGTACTACTGACACTGAAGGACCACTATGGCAACGAACATCGACCAAGCACTGATGCCGCTCGACCCCGCCCTCATGACCGACGAGCCCGCCATCGAGATCGAAATCGAGAACCCCGAAGGGGTCAGCATCGGGCTGGACGGCCTTGAGATCGACCTCATGCCAGAAACCGAAACGGCAGAAGAGTTTGATGCAAACCTCGCCGAGTACATGGATGAGTCTGAGCTTCAGTCTCTGGCCTCGGAGCTTGTAGACCTTGTAGACGCAGATATCAACAGTCGCAAAGACTGGTCAGAAATGTTTGTCAAGGGTTTGGAAGTCCTTGGCATGAAGTACGAGGAGCGTACCGAACCGTGGAATGGGGCTTGCGGTGTTTACTCGCCTCTCCTGACGGAAGCTGCCATCCGTTTTCAGTCTGAAATGATCACGGAGACCTTCCCGGCTCAAGGTCCAGTGAAGACGCAGATCATTGGTGAGTCCACCAGACTCAAAGAAGAGGCCGCCGAGCGAGTTCGTGATGACATGAACTTCATGCTGACCGAGCGGATGATTGACTACCGCTCAGAACATGAGCGGATGCTGTACTCCCTGGGTTTGTCGGGTGCAGCGTTTAAGAAGATCTACCCAAACCCGAGCACTGAACTGCCATCAGCGCCGTTTGTACCGGCTGAAGACCTGATCATGCCCTATGGGGCATCTAATGTTTACACCGCCGAGCGAGTGACGCATGTCATGCGCAAGACGGAGAACGAACTCAAGAAACTTCAAGTAGCAGGCTTCTACAAAGACGCAGAATTGGGTGAGCCGGTCAGGTTTTTCACCGACATTGAGAAGAAAAAGGCAGAAGAGCAAGGGTATACCCTTACCGATGATGATCGGTATCAGGTATTGGAGATCCACGTAGACATGGATTTGCCTGGGTATGAAGAAGAAATCCCTCTTCCCTACGTCATCACCATTGAGCGTGGAACCTCCACCGTCTTGTCCATCCGAAGAAACTGGAACGAAGACGACGAAAAAAAGCTCAAGCGACAGCACTTCGTCCAATACACCTATATCCCTGGTTTTGGCGCTTATGGCCTGGGTTATATCCACCTTATTGGTGGTTATGCTCGCGCTGGCACTTCCATCATTCGCCAACTCGTTGATGCTGGAACCCTAAGCAATCTTCCGGGGGGTCTGAAGAGCCGTGGCTTGCGGATCAAGGGCGATGACACCCCCATTGCTCCGGGGGAGTTCAGGGATGTAGACATCCCTAGCGGGTCGGTCAGGGACAACATTATGCCCCTGCCGTACAAGGAGCCGAGCCAAGTTTTAGCTGCTCTGCTCCAGTCAATCACAGAAGACGGGCGACGACTGGCAGCTATTGCTGATCTGAAGATCAGTGATATGTCCGCCCAGGCTCCTGTTGGAACCACGCTGGCTATCCTTGAGCGCCAACTCAAGACCATGAGCGCTGTGCAGGCTCGGGTTCATTCCAGCCTGCGGATGGAGTTCAAGATCCTTAAGGAGATCATCCGCGATTTCCTGCCGCCTGACTACGCTTACACGCCGGAAGGTGGAGACCGTGCGGTTAAACAGGCCGACTACGACATCGTAGAAGTCATTCCGGTCAGTGATCCCAACGCGGCCACGATGGCGCAGCGGATCATGCAGTACCAAGCTGCACTCCAACTTGCACAAGGCGCTCCGCAGATCTATGACCTGCCCCAGTTGCACCGGCAGATGCTTGAGGTTCTTGGCATCAAGAACGCCGAGAAGCTGGTTCCGGTCGAGGACGATCAAAAGCCCCGTGACCCTGTGTCAGAGAACATGAGCTTCTTGACAGGTAAGCCCACCAAGGCGTTTATCTATCAAGACCACAAAGCTCATATCACCACGCACATGAGCATGCTGCAAGATCCAATGATCATGCAGATGATGGGGCAGAGCCCAATGGCTCAGCAGATGCAAGGTGCAATCTTGGCTCACATGGCTGAGCACATGGCGTTTGCCTATCGTCAGCAGATTGAGGAACAGCTTGGTGTTCCGATGACCGCGCCGGATCAGGAGCTTGATGAGCAGACTGAAGTGCAGTTGTCGCGTCTGGTAGCCCAGGCAGCAACTCAATTGCTGCAGAGTAACTCGCAAAAGGCCCAACAGCAACAAGCCCAGCAGATGGCGCAGAACCCGCAGATGCAGATGATGCAGGCGGAACTGCAACTCAAGGCAGAAGAGCTTAAACGCAAGGAAGCAGACAGCCAGCGTGATTTCCAAATCGCGCAGGGAAAGCTGCAACTTGAGCAGGCTCGTTTAGCTTTGGATGCTCAACGTAAACAAGGTGAAGATCCTCGCCTGAAGGCTGCAATGGCACAACAGGATATGAACCACAAGGAGCAAGTTCACCAGCAAAAGCTGCGGCAGCAGATGCAGACCGATGCCATGCGTGCTCGTCAGCAAGCTATGAAGGCCAATCAACCTAAACAACCAAAACAGTAAGGATTAAACATGGCGGCTACTGCGTTTGACGTAGTCATTAAGGAAATTGAGGAACGCCGGGAGTCCATCGCCCAGGCGCTTATCTCAGGCTCAGCGAAGGATTTTGCTGAGTACAAATTCATGACGGGCGAGATCCAGGGTCTCTCGCGTGCTCATGCTTTCATAACCGACCTTGTGCGAAAGATGGAAAACGACGATGAGTGAACTACTCCTGAGCGACGGCGAAAACACAACCGTGTTGCCGCAGACCGACGAAGAAAAGGCCCGTCAGGTGCCTGATCCGGTGACTTACCACCTGCTGTGCGCACTTCCAAAGGCAGAAGAAGCGTATGAGAGTGGGCTGGTCAAGGCGGGGCAGACCATGCACTTTGAAGAGGTGATGAGCCCAGTGTTGTGGGTGATGAAGATGGGGCCAGACTGCTACAAAGATCCGCTGCGCTTTCCCAGTGGGCCTTCATGCAAAGTAGGTCAATTCGTCCTTGTCCGTCCTAACACCGGCACACGGCTGAAGATCCACGGCCAAGAGTTCCGCATCATCAACGACGATAGCGTCGAGGCGGTTGTGCAAGACCCCCGTGGCATCAAGCGCGGCTAAGGAGTAGGACATGGAAAGACGTAACTTTGTACTCGCGGCAATATGTGCTCTTGCCGCACCTCTTCTTCCGGCAGCACAACTTGCTCAAGCAGCGCCAAACCTTACGGAGTGGAACGCGGCAACACTAACCTCTGCAATGGAGCGCATGTTCAAGTGTCAAGTCGGACCAAAAGCAGCAGCGTTTGCTTTTCTGAACGGCATGGCAAACGAACTGCCTTTTATTGAGGTTGGCCCGGAAGACATGCCAAACAACCGTTGGCTAGAACTAGCGCAGCATGAAAAGACAGTGCGATATGTCACGCTTGCTTGTGCGGTTGAAGGCGGTGATGAAAAGGAAGCTGAAGCACGGCTTGCCAAGCACTTCTATGACCACTTGAGCCAGTTGCCTTCTGGCCCTCTAGTTTGGAGAACAAAACCGAAGTTTTCGTCTGTAGAAGATGTGAAATACGGTCACACGTACTGCACAACAGAAGCAGTTGAGGACGGGCTTGTTGATTTTGCTCGCTTGCCCGCTGACGCTGAATTGGATTTTGTGAACAACAGCTACCGTCAAGTCTTGAGCAAAACCCAGCTTCACAGGATGCGGATGCGTCTTGCCTTGCCTGAGTTGGTAGAAGACTTTGTTCTTCCGTACGTCAAGGAAGAAGGCGCAATGGTTGCGGTGATCTAAGGAGTAACTCATGGCAGATTTCAAGTTTCCAGATGAGGTTGCCGCAGAAGCGGCCAAAGACGAAGTTGAGTTTGAAGTCGAAGGCGAAGCCGAGATTGAGGTAGTAGACGACACGCCTGAGAAGGATCGTGGCCGAGCCCCGATGAAGGAGGCTCCGGCAGAGGTAACTGACGATGAGTTGGCGCAGTACTCTGAAGGCGTTAAGAAGCGGATCCAGCATTTCTCTAAGGGCTATCACGAAGAGCGCCGGGCCAAGGAAACTGCCCTGCGTGAGCGAGAAGAGGCTGTACGCATCGCTCAAACGCTTGTGGAAGAAAACAAGAAGCTCCAAGGGAGCTTGGGCCAGGGGCAGCAGGCGCTTCTTGAGCAAGCCAAGAAGGTAGTCGCCAACGAGGTAGAGCAGGCCAAGGCGAAGCTGAAATCTGCTCACGAGGCGGGGGATACCGAAGCGTTTATCGCTGCGCAGGAGGAGTTGACCACCGCCAAGATCAAAGCGGAGCGGGTAAATAATTTCAAGCCAGCAGTTGCAAAGCCAGAAGTACCTGTGGTACAACCCGCTCCAAGGCCTGAGCCCCAAGTTCAAGTCGATACCAAAGCCCGTGCGTGGCAAGATGCCAATCCGTGGTTTGGGGCCGACGATGAAATGACGGCAGTGGCCCTGACAGTTCACAAGAAACTTGTGGAAAGCGGTGTAAACACAACCAGCGACGAGTATTACGAGAAGATCAATTTCCGTGTACGTCAGCTTTTTCCAGATGCGTTCCCCTCGGAAAAAGTCAGAAAGTCATCAGTTGTAGCACCTGCCACGCGCAGCACAGCGCCCAAAAAGATCGTGCTGACGCAATCACAAGTAAGCATCGCCAAACGGCTCGGACTGACCAATGAACAGTACGCCCGTGCGGTTGCGGAAGAAATGAGGAAACAAAATGGCTGAACGTATTCCCCGTGAATTTGACACCCGCGCTAAGTTCGAAAGACCTAAGCAGTGGATGCCTCCCCAACTCCTGCCCGATCCGAACCCGGAAGAAGGGTATGCTTTTCGTTGGATTCGCGTCAGCACTCTCGGGAACAACGACCCGATGAATGTTTCCTCCAAGCTCCGCGAGGGTTGGGAGCCCGTGAAAGCAAGCGAACATCCTGAGATTCAACTGGGTGGAGGTGGCTCAGGTCGCTTCCCGGACAGTATTGAAGTCGGTGGTCTGCTGCTTTGCAAAACCCCAAAGGAGTTCACTGAACAGCGTAATGCCCACTACCAGCGTCAAGCTGACGGGCAGATGGCTTCGGTGGACAACAACTTCATGCGCGAGAACGATCCCCGTATGCCGCTGTTCAAGGAACGGCGCAGCGAAGTTTCGTTCGGACGCGGTACGTAATTCAAGGAGTCTTAAATGGCTTACCCAACTGTTGACAAGCCTTACGGGCTAAAGCCGATCAATTTGATCGGTGGTCAGCCTTTTGCGGGGTCAACCCGCGAACTTCCCATTCAGTACGCCTACGCAACGGACATCTTCTACGGTGATTTCGTTGTGTTGTCGCGTGGTTTCATTACTCGGGCGTCGGTCTCCACCGGCACGGGCGTGAACCAAGTGACGGGCATTTTTGTTGGTGTTACGTACACCGACCCGGTGACCAAGCAGAAGCGCTTCAGCCAATACTGGCCTGCTTCGACGCTGG